TTTCTCTTTCCACTGCTAATAAACGTTCGTGGTAACGACTCACCTTATCAGCAAGGGTAGCTATAGCCTTCAATACTTCTTGATTTTCCATAATATCTCCTTGATTTATAATTTTTGGGTGAGGTCTAATTTAAACATGTGTACAAAATATATCAAGTAATCTTTTTATAATTGTTTTCTTGACAGAAAATTTATGTTATGAAAGAGACAGAAAAAAGAATGGAAGCAAAAACAAACGTATTTGGCAGAATAGTGAAAAGATACAATATGCCTTTAAAGGCTATTGATGATTTAAATAATAAGTACGAAGAGCATAAAGAAAAACTAGGTTCTTTTGGTCCAAGATTAGCAGGAAGATTAGATTCGGAATTAGAATTTACACATCATATAGGGGAAACGGAAATATCTAAACACATAGTAGACTGTATGAATGATTATATTGAAACATTAGATAAAGTAAATTTATTTAAGGGACGTAAAGAATTAGAAATATTAAGTTGTTGGATAAATGATATGCGAGAAGGTGAGTATAATCCACCCCACACACATCACGACAATACGGGTTGGTCCAGTGTTATGTTTTTAAAAGTTCCTGAATTTATTAATGATGCAAAAGATCCACATAAATTTAAAGACGGGCAGTTGGGATTTACTGGAATTGATGGCACAAGTTGTACATGGTTTGAACCAGAAGTAGGTCATTTTTACATATTTGAAGCACAACATCAGCACTGCGTTATGCCTTTTAAAACTAAAATAAAAGGAAAAATTAGAAGATCTATGTCTTTTAATTTTATACAAAAAAATGTTTGAAACTAAAATTACATTTTGCGCTACTGATAAAGAAATGGCAAATGTATGGCCTCATCCAAAACCTGCTTCACGGGTAATACCACAAGAATATAAAAATCTTGAAAGATTTATTGGGGGTAATTTACATCAAGGTACACTTAAAACTTGCATGCCTTTTTTAGACTCTTTGACAATGGGTTACATAATGTTTTTTGATCAAGATTACATTGTTGATCCAATTGAAAATGATTTTTCGGTTACTCCAGCCAACAGAGAGCAAAGTGATTTTGGGTTTCATGTTAAATCTCAATTACCAAAAGAATGGCACAAATTTTCAGGTGAGAATGCAGGAAAATTTGGAAACAAATGGTTGATTAAAACACCGCCTGGATATAGTTGTCTTTTTGTAAAACCTCTAAATAGAGTTGAAGAACGATTTGATATTATACCTGGTGTTGTAGATACAGACACTTACATTAATTTAATAAACTTTCCATTCATTCTTAGAAAAAGAGATGAACAGTTTTTAATAAAAAAAGGTGAACCTATGATACAAATTATACCTTTTAAAAGACAGCCTTACAAAATGTGGTCTGGGTTTTATTATGAAAAATTACATAGTAAAACTCTTAAATTAATGAATTCAAAATTTTTTGATAGATATAAAAAAATGTTTTGGAGTAAAAAAAGTTATAGATGATAAAAATAACTGATTATATAAGTTGTTATGAAAACATTTTAGATAAAGATTTTTGCAAAGATCTTATTGAATCTTCTACTAAACAAAATTTTCATAGAGCTTATACATTTAATAATTATAATGCTGTTGATAAATTTAGAAACTGCTATTCACGGAAAATAGAAAACCCAGAAATTGATAAAGTTTTTTTTGATGCTGTAGGAAATGTTTTAAAAAAATACGTAGAGCAGAATAAACATTTTAATACGGGTCTTACAACTGAAGACACAGGATATACACACTTGTTATATGTTGGATCTCAAAAAGGAGAATATAAAGAACATACTGATTCAGCAGATATTATACCTAGAGTTTTAACAATTTCATTTATTTTAAATGAAGATTATGATGGAGGTGATTTTGTTTTTTTTGGTGGACAGTATGTTGTGAAGAAAAAAACAGCAAGTGCTGTTGTGTTTCCAAGTAACTTTTGTTTTCCTCACGCAGTAACGCCTGTAACCAATGGCAATAGACACGCAGTAATTACATGGATACATTAATAATAACCACTGATAATACAAACCATTCATTTTTACTTTTTAATTTAAAAAATAATTCTTTAACAAAAATTAAAAAAGAAAAACAATTAAATGACAGTAGAGCCATAGGTAGTGGAAGAAATACCTTTAGACCTTTTGGAATTACGCAAAACAAAAATGATTTATTTATTGCTTCACACGGTATTGTAGGTTCTTTCCAACAAAAAAATGCTTGGAATACTGAAAGGTTTGTTTTTAATAAAATTATTTTAAGAGATCACTATCTTAACACACATCAAATTTTATATGATAGCGGTCATTTATATCTTACTGGATCCTCTGTTGACTGCATTGTAAAATTTAATTTAAATACCAAAGAAAAAAAATATTTTGATACTAAAAATTTAAAATTAATTGAACCTCCAGAAAACCCCAAGGATGTTTATGAAGCAGATATAACACATGTTAACTCATTGTATGTTTATGGTTCTTCTTTATTTTTTGTTAATCATTATCGAGGTGATAAAAGTCAAATTGTAGAAATTAATAAAGAAGATTTTACAGTAAAAAATACATTTGAAAATATTGGCATTGATTGTCATAATCTTACCATTAAAGACAATTTTATATATTTTTTATCTACTGGTGAATGTGCATTAAAACAAATAAATTTAAAGAACAAAGAACAAAAAATAATACACATGTTTTCTACTTGGTTTTTTATGAGAGGATTGTGTAGAATAGATGATAATTTATTTATTGCTGCATCTAATATGAATGTAAAAAATAGAAGTTTGCAATCTACATCTTTATTTCAATACAATTTAACAACAAAATTTATTCAAGAAACTTTAATTCCTTTTGAAGGGGCTATTCTTGACATACAGGTTTTAAATGAAACAACAGTATAAATACGTTAAAAATTTATTATCAAATGATTTAGTAGAATTTTTATCATCAAGAAGTTTAAATGTGGCGTCAAAAGGTTCTAATAGACCTGATACTTATGTTCCTTTATCACAATCTTTTCATTCAAGTGAATCAGAAATATACTATCACATTACACATTTTCTTTTACCTAAAATAGAAAAAGAAACAAATTTAAAACTTAAACCTATTTATTCTTTTAACAGAATTTATTTTTCAGGTGCAAATTTAAAAAAACATAAAGACAGACCTCAGTGTGAGATTAGTGTTTCCATAACATTAAAATATTTTTATGAAGATAAAAATTATAAATGGCCTTTATGTTTAGGAGATAAACCTATTGCAATAGAAAAAGGAGATGGTGTAATTTATAAAGGATGTGAAATAGAACATTGGAGACCTTATTTTACACAACCAAAAACATGTTGGCATCATCAATTATTTATACATTATGTAAATTTAAATGGACCTTATAAAGATCTCAAAGAAGAAGTTTACGAATAATTAGAATCGTAGTCTCGCCAATCTTCACCATCTGATGCACTGCCATCAGCTTTTGCAACGCTATAAGCAGTTTCAGCAGCTTGTATTTGACTTTTTCTTGTTTCTGCCCAAGATAAAAGATTAGCTACAGTTGTAGAACCAACGCCATCACTTGTAGCATTTAAATTGGTGTTACCTGTCATCATTCCAGTAGAAGCATCTTTACTTTGAATTTCATTTTGCCCTTGTAAATTATTCCATATAACTGCGTGAATTGTATCTGGACACCATGCATCTTGCCAAGCATTACCTTTATCAGCCCATTCAATAAGAAAAGAATCATCAATTTTTACTGAATCTTTATTTAATATTACAATTTGTGTAGCCATGTATATCTCCTAATGCTTAATAATGTAATTAACCACCACAAAAGGTGAGAATGAATTTGTCCCTGCAGCCGTAACATCTCCAGTTAAACTTGTTGTAATGTTACCTGTTAAAGTTCCTGCTAAAGTATGAGAATGATTATGACCAGTTCCAGAACCACACGCTAATATTTTTGCATCTGAATTGTTACAGTTACCACCAATTTCCGCATCGCCTGGAAAACCAGCAATAGTTATTCTTCCAAAAGAACCCCTTGGGTTTGGAGAGTTGTAGGTTCCTACTGAACAATGTGTATGTGAAGCTAATTGAGCAGCAGTTAAAGAAGTGTTATTAATAGATCCTGTTATACTGACAGCTTGGTTTGTAGCATTAGTTGCAGCTTGGTTATTAGTTACAGCAACTGTAACTGTATTTGCACCACCAGTACCAGCTAAGTTATATGTACTACCATCATAACCTTGTGGCATTTTACCTTGAAGGTTGGGAACGTTAAAAGTATTGACACCGTCACCTATACCGTACGTTGTAGAAATAACCGCAAATAACTCGTTATAAGTTGAACGTGATACAGCCGATCCATCACATAATAAATACCCAGCTGGGGCTGTTGCTTTTGTCCAAGGCTTAATAGCCCCTACTTCACTTCTGTTTACTATATCTTGTAAGTTAGCCATAATTAATCGTTATATTTTAGTAACCAACCATTCGGGCTGTCATAGTACACCAACGCTATACC